CCTGAGGCCGTGCCTATTGAGCAGTTGTCGTTTTACAAGCGAACTTTCCTTGTCGATGGGGAACGCGTTTTGGCTCCACTAGCTGAGAAGTCTGTGCGGAAGTCACTCATGTGGCGCGACGCGAGCGCTAAAGTGCAGCCACGCATTCAGGAATTGGCGATTCTAGAGACTGCGGTCTCTGAGTCGTTTTTGCTTGGTGCGGCCAAGTACCCAGCGGCTGCCGAGCGCATTCGGCGCATAGGCAAGTCGGCGGGCTATGAAGTGCCCGTGCCGACGTGGGCTCAATTGGCAGCGCGTTTTGACAAAGGCGAACTGCGGACGTGGAACTACGAGCCCGAGGTTTCTCTCGGGTCATTGTGCGATTGTAGATCGCCATTGTCCATGATCAGCGGTACGATCGATTTGTCCGCTCAAGAGCGCCCTATGGCGCCGCAAGAGCTTGATTCCATTGACGCAGGCTCTGAACAAATCGTTCAAGCTGAAGGACGCAAATTGGCATTACCGTTTCTCAAGGAAGTTACGGCTGCCCTCATGCGCCCAGTGCTCATTGGCGAGACGACTTGGACTGGTGGGCTCACTACTACTGTGTTCCCCATTTCCGGTCTCATTGCTGATGCCATTTACGGTCGCAACATGAACAATTTCTACGGCCATCGCGCCGTTTTATGCGTCAAGTTGTCGATCGTTCTTCCGCCCATGAGTTCTGGAGTGTTGGTTGCTAGTCTTTACGCTAACAACAACATTGACGCTTTTTCGTCCAAGAACTGCCATTCACCAGCTCAGATCATAACACATGATGCAAGCGTTTTGATTGATGTTGCAGTTGGCAATTCAGCCGTGCTCCGGAAGCAGATACCTCGCTGGGCGGATTCAATGGTCACTGGGAGCAGCGATGCTTTCATTGGTCCACATTGTTTGCGTCTCGCTCTCGCGGAACTTGTTCCCGTTGCGTCTTCGTTGGCCACCTCTACGCCCAATCCGGTTATCTTTACCTGGGCCTGGCTTGAGGATTCCGAACAGCTGGGGCCTACGCCCCTTACTCAGGTTTCCGGCCAAGTGTTGGGTGAGTTTGCAGCCAAGTTTGCCAAACCGGTGGTGTCCTTTGCCATGTCTGCAATGCCCGTCGTTGGTGGCGTCTTGCGCGCTGGGCGCGCGTTTGCTGATTCGATGATTGAGCTTGGTTTTAGCATGCCAGCTCAGCTACCACAGCTGAGCTACATCTTTACCAGGTTCAGCCCGTTTTTGAGCACCACCCAAGGCGTTGACGCAACTGTTCGACTTTCTCTTGAGCCGATGTCGATGGTCCAACACAATCAAGAAGTGTTTCGCGGTGTGAGCGAGGATTTGCTTAGCATAAAGTCCATTTTGTCCAGGCCTAGTTTGGCGGGAACTTTCGCTTGGAACATGGCTCAGACTGCTCACACTCGCATCGCGGTCATCCCTGTTCATCCGTGTCTTGGCGGTGGCGCTGGCACGCCTTTGGCTTGGCTTTCCACGTTTTTCCAAATGTGGACTGGGTCTTTGAAGTTCACCTTCTATTTCTCAGTGCCATCCACGGCGCGCGGTAGCGTCATCATCATTTACACTCCAAACTTGGGGTCTCCCTTGCCGACGTATTCGCAGCTCACGCAGTGTCAGCCGATCATAGTCGACGTTGCCGGATCCACTTCCGTCACCATCGACGTTGGATGGCACCAACTCAACACTGCGTCTCAACTTACTACGGCGGCGTGGCCCACCATTGCCACTTACGCTACTGCTGTTAATCCTAACGGCTATTTTAGCGTTTTTGTGCAGCAACCTTTTGTGGCCAGCGGAGCGTCTGCTTTTTCGACTTCTGTCGTCGTCACCATGGAGCCTGGCGAAGATTTTGCTTACCTCGATCCTAATTTGGATTACCCAAACAATTTGATCCTGGTTAGCGCTCAACTCCGCACGCCCCTATTTCAATCTGCGACACGTCATTTCGACCATCGCATTGAGGGGGCGCGCAGGACTCCGGAGCAGTTGCTTAGTATGTCTGGTGGCGAAATCATTAAGTCGCTACGCACTCTTATCAAGCGCAAGACTCCTCATTACGTCAAGCGATTTGATGGGTCCACTGGCGACACCACTGGTGTCGCAGTTGACTTGCCATGGTTTACTGCTGGGTTCCCGACGCAGCCCGAGACTGGCGGGTCTCCTACCGACCCGGAGTTTCAAGTGTTGCCGTGCAATTTGTCCAATGCCGCTGTGCCGTTCGCAGCGTTTGCTGGGTCAGTGCGGCATACGATTTACCCAGTCAGCAACGACGGCACCACTGGCATTGGATCTCAGGGGCTCATGCAGTGTTTTGCCGTTCGTCGGCCCGCAGGCAACAATGGTGGCATCCTTTACTGGGGCTACGGTTCTAATATCGTGAGCTCAGAGGGCCTTGCCTTTATGCAAATGGCCAATGGTGGCGACCTTTGGACCAGCAACATTGGGCAGGGCAGCCCCGTCAGCGTTGAATTGCCGTTCATCGCTCAAAGGTTTGCCTTGCCCGTGCCGACGGCCAATGCCAACGGCGACTCAGCGCTTCGCGTCGGGTTTGTCTTTGGTGGGCTGACTGCAATCACCAAGCTTGCACTCATTGATTATGTGAGTGCAGGTGACGATTTTGACCTGTTTGAATGGGTTGGAGTCCCCAGTATGACTTACTCACTGGCTGACTCTTCCTATTGGCAGATCACCTCATAATCCCCAACCCAGGGTCAAGGGTCTTTTTTAAACCTCGGTGTGTGTGTTTTTGTGTGAATTATTTATTTTCGTAAGGTGGAAATTTTTAAGTTTTAACATTGTATATACGTACCCTGGAGTGCATGGTTTTAAGCCGTTATAGGGCACAATATCCCAACTACCGCGAATACCTTCCCGAAACAACAGCAAGTGACTGTTGAAATCGAGTTATAGGTTACGCAGGTGTGTTGTATTGTTCACAAGATGGAGTCTGGACTGCTAATGTAGGGCGTTGCCCGATCGCAGTTCGTGACGTTCGTTAGCTCAAGAACGGTGGAATATACCCACGTGCTTCCAG